ACAGGAACATTGCAGTTTGATTCGGGACAGACAGTGGATGAAATTTCAAATGATACCTCACTTACAGATGGGGCTGCAACTGCACTAGTTACAGAAAACGCAATTAAAGCTCATGTCAGTGCCCAGGCATCAGCATTCGCAATCGCATTAGGATAAACTATGGCATCACCAAATACAAAAGCAACTTTAAAGGAATATTGTCTTAGGGCATTAGGTAAACCTGTAATTGAGATCAATGTTGATCCAGACCAATGTGACGATAGAATAGATGAAGCTCTTCAATATTTTGCAGAGTATCACATGGATGGTGTTCAAAGGACATATTTAAAACATCAAATAACTGCAGCTGAAAAGACTAGAGGAACTACAGATACTACAGAAACAATAACAGATGGAGTAGATAGTTCAATATCTGCTGCATGGAAAGAACAAAAAACTTGGTTGCCTTTGAACGAAAATATAATATCAGTATTAAAAGTATTTGCGATATCATCTGCTGGTTCAGTTGGAAATATGTTTGATTTTCAATATCAAATGAGACTGAACGATTTATGGGATTTTACTTCAGTAGATTTAACTCATTATCAACAACTACAAGAACACGTTGATATGATTCGACACTTGACTGAAGGTGAAATTCCAATTCGCTTTAATGTGCATTTAGATAGACTTTATGTTGACATGGATTGGGATGGCACTGTAGGAGATGATCATTATATTGTTATTGAATGTTATAGAAAAGTTGACCCTACAGTTTATGTGGATGTATATAATGATATGTTTCTAAAAAAATATGCAACAGCACTCATCAAAAAACAGTGGGGTGCTAATCTTATTAAGTTCAATGGAGTCCAGATGTTAGGTGGAGTCCAGATGAATGGAGAAATAATTTATCAACAGGCCGATGAAGAGATAAAATTACTAGAAGAGCAAATGCTCAATGGATTCGGGTTACCTGCTGATATGATGATGGGATGATATGCCGACAAATGTTTATTTCAATACTGGAACAACTTCTGAACAAAGGTTATACGAAAATCTTATCATTGAGCAACTCCGAGCTTTTGGTCATGACGTTTATTATCTTCCTAGAAAACTGGTAAACGAAGATACTTTATTCGGAGAAGACACTCTCTCAAGTTTCAATGATGCATACCAGATAGAGATGTATCTTGATAACATCGAAGGTTTTGAGGGACAGAAAGAAATGATGACACGTTTCGGTCTGGATATGCAGGACGAAGCGACATGGGTAGTTTCAAAGAGGAGGTTTGAGCAACTGATTAGTACTGATCAAAACCTTATAGTCACAACAAGGCCTAACGAAGGGGATCTAATTTATTTTCCCCTTGCAAAGAAACTCTTTGAGATTTCCTTTGTGGATCAAGACGATCCATTCTATCAGATAGCAAATCTACCAGTATTCAAAATGCGATGTCGTACATTTGAGTACAGTAGTGAGGCTCTGGATACTGGCGTATCTGAGATTGATGATATCCAAACAACAGAATCTACAGATGCACTCGATTATCAAATTGTTTTAGAAACTGCTACGGAGTCTGGAACTAACTATTTAATTACGGAAGATGGAGCCTTTATTGTCAGTGAGGAGTATAACATAGATACTATAGATACTTCTTCTGATTCAGAGTATTTTGAAACGCAAGGTGATTCGATACTTGATTTTACAGAACGCAACCCTTTTGGTGAGGTAACATAATGCTTGGTCAAACTTTTTACCATGAGACACTACGAAAATGCGTAGTGGGATTTGGAACACTTTTCAATGACATTCATATTGTCAGGAGAGATAGTTCAGGAAACGTACAACAATCTATGAAGGTTCCGTTAGCATACGGACCTAAACAGAAGTTTCTTACAAGACTTAGAGAAGATCCTAGTATCTCAAAGTCAGTTGCAATTACACTTCCAAGAATTGGATTTGAGATTGGTGCAATGACTTATGACAGTACAAGGAAACTCAACAAGATTCAAAAAGTCAAAAAGGCAGGATCATCTGGGAACAAGGTGGACACACAATATATGCCTGTTCCTTATAATATTGACTTTGAGATGTATGCAATGGCCAAGAATAGTGATGATGCTCTACAGATAGTAGAACAGATTCTACCATACTTTCAACCAGAGTATACCATCACTATTAATGATATTGTTGCAATGAATAGTAAACGTGATGTACCTATTATTTTAAATGGTATATCATACGAAGATAATTATGAGGGTGACTTTGCAGAACGAAGAGCAATCATATACACTCTTACATTTACTGCAAAGGCTTACCTCTACGGGCCAGTTATTTCTGGACAAGTAATTACAAAAGTACAGGTGGATCAATTTACAGATTCATCTGCAAATGCACCTAAACGAGAACAGAGGTATACAGTTACGCCTGATCCTGCAAGTGCTGATTTTGATGATGATTTTGGTTTTAATGAGACATCATCTTTCTATCAAGATGCAAAAACATACAACCCATCTACGGGGCAAGACGAATAGGTAAAATATGGCAAAACAAGATTTAGGATTAGGTTCTTCAGCAAATGATGGTGGTGGTGATACACTAAGAGCTGGTGGAACAAAAATTAAAGGAAATTTTGATGAAATCTACGCTAGATTTGGAAGTGGTACGGACTTAGAAACTGCAACCTCTGCCAATATTCTGGTTGGAAATGGAACTAAGTTTGCAAGTGTAGCAACAAGTGGAGATTTTAATGTATCTAGTGCAGGAGCAATTAATGTTCGTACTACAGGTGCTGTTAGTAAAATAACAATACCATCTGGTTCTGCTCCAGGCACTACTGCAAATACTCTGTATAATATTGGAGGTTCATTGTACTTCAATGGTTCGGTAGTTGGTACTGGAAGTGTAACTGGTATGACTGCATTTTCAGTCACAGGTGATTCAGGTTCGGCACAATCTGTCACTCAAGGTAACACAGTCACCATTGCAGGAGGAACAGGTATTGCTTCAGTCGCAAGTGCAACTGACACAATCACTCTGAATATTGATTCTACAGTCGCAACTCTGACAGGGACACAGACACTTACAAATAAATCACTGACTGCACCAACCTTGACAGGATCTTCAAGTGCAGCTGGTTCGATACTTTTCAAAGAAGATACAGACAATGGAACTAATGCAGTAACTTTGATCGGCCCTGCAGCCACGGCAGATGTTACAATTACACTTCCTGCATCTGCTGGAACAGTAGCACTTACAAGTGACATTACTGTTACTGCAAGTTCATCTACTGCATTTACTAACAAAACAATTGATGCAAATGGTACAGGTAACTCTATAACAAACATAGAAGTTGCCGACTTTGCAGCTGCTTCGGTAGTAACTCAGGGTGAAGGTATTGGATCAAACAATAACGACACAACAATTCCAACTTCAGCTGCTGTTAAGGCTTATGCAGATTCAGTTGGAGGTGGATCATCAACTCTTGCAGGACTTTCTGATACTGCAATTTCGAGTGCAAATGCAGGACAGATAATATTACATGATGGTTCAAATAGTTTTGATAACAAAGATGTCAAGTCAAATAATATCACTTTGAATCATACAGCTGCACTCGCAATACCTATGGGTGGATTTACGTTTGGCCCAATATCTGCTCCAGATTCAAATCATTATTCTTTTGCAGACTATACAAGTGGAGGTGCTGCTGAGAGTGACCCTCATCTGTATCTACTTTCAGATATGGCTTATATTTTTGACCTGAGTGGTCTTGGTGGAGCTCATCCTTTTCAAATTGAGTCTGGTGGGTCTGCATTAACAGCATCAAATGGTGCAGATGGGTTGATACATATTGCTACAGATGGGACAGTAACAACTGGAACATCAGCAAATGCAAAAACTTCTGGTTTATTAATCTGGAAAATACCACACTTTACAGGAGCAAGTACAGGAACTTATACTTATCAATGTACTTCTCATGCAGCTATGCAAGGAGCTATTACCATAAAAACATTGCAAACATTATCATAACATGGAAAAGATTGATGAGATCTTGGGAATTGCAGAGAAGACTGTTACACCTTCTGTCCCTGCAATTCCAAGAGTTCAAACTACTGACGAAGATGACGATGACTTTAAGTACAGTCGGGAGAATCTTTACCACATAATAGAAAGAGGTCAGGATGCACTTGACGGAATTCTTCAAGTTGCAAAAGAGACTGACCACCCTAGAGCCTATGAGGTTGCAGGACAGTTATTGAAGACCAATGCAGAGAATACTGAAAAGTTGGTCAATTTGCAGACAACCAAAAAGAAAGTCACAGAAGTTTCTGGACCTAAGAATGTAACCAATGCATTATTTGTTGGATCGACAGCAGAACTTCAAAAACTCATAAAAGGAAAAAATGTGTAATAACGAAGAATGCAAATGCGAAAATTGTACTTGTGATCCATGTGAATGTACAACTGAAAACCCTTGTGGATGTGATGAAAACATTTAAAGAATTTACTGAACCATGTTGTGATGATTGTTATGATCATGAACTTCAAGAGGCCGAGTATCAAGGTAAAAAGGTTACTCTAAATAATCCTACTAGATCTAGTGATGGTAAGAAGAAGTTTCATGTTTATGTTAAAAATGAAAAAGGTAATATAATCAAGTTAGGATTTGGAGATCCCAATATGGAGATCAAACGAGATGACCCTGCAAGGAGAAAGTCATTTCGTGCAAGACATAATTGTGCAGACCCAGGCCCCAAATACAAAGCAAGGTATTGGAGTTGTTTTCAATGGAGAGCAGGAGCAAAGGTAGATAACTGATGAAAACTTACAAAGAATTTAAAGAAGCTTGTTGGATTGGTTATAAACAAGTCGGAATGAAGAAAAAAGGTGATAGAATGGTTCCCAATTGTGTTCCAGTTGGTGAAGATAAAATCGAAGAAAAAAATGTTCCTACAAATCCAACTCTATGGTCAAAAGCAAAGTCACTTGCAAAATCCAAGTTTGATGTATATCCTTCAGCGTATGCAAATGGATGGGCCGCAAAGTGGTACAAAGGTAAAGGTGGGGGATGGAAGAAAGCCTAACCTATAACGAATTTGTTGAAGATCTCCGAAAGTGGTTTGGTAAAGGTAAAGATGGAGATTGGAAACGCATAGGGACAGATGGGTCAGTTCAAGGGCCTTGTGCAAGACCAGATAAAGATGGTGATGGGGATGGTGACGGCCCAAAACCAAAATGTATGTCCAGCAAAAAGATTCGTCAACTCACAAAAAAACAAAGAGCAAATGCAGTGAGACAGAAACGAAAACATGATGGAGATGCAGATCGCAAAGGTAAACCAATCAACGTATCTAACTTTGGAAAAGGAAAGTTGTGATATCCTTCAAGGAATATACGAGAGACTATAAGAAGGAATACAAGAAGTTCCAATCATCTCCTGAGAGAATCAAGTATCGGGCCGATCTTGTAAAGTATAATCGGGATAAAGGTACTTACGGAAATGGAGATGGCAAGGACGCCTCCCACAAAAACGGAAAAATAGTAGGATTTGAGAAAGAGTCTAAGAACAGAGGACGAAAAGAAAAATCAAGACTCAAAGGATCTATAAGAGAAGATGTCTCTAAAAATGATTTAGACCAAGTTGAAAAATATGCAGATAAATTATTTGCAGCCGTGGGAATTGATGTAGAGTTTACCAGACACTTTTTAGATAGGGTAAACGATGAAAGAAACAAGAAACCAATTAACACGGCAGAACTTATTAGGTTGTTTAGACTTACTTATAAAAAATACGGAAAGAAAATTCCGAAGATGGGGGCGGATGCTCAAGCAGTTATTCATGACATGGAAACAGATATCAATATGCCTTTTGTCCTTAATATTGATAGGTCAGGTATGCTTGATCTTGTGGCTAAAACAGTAATGAGAAAGAAGGATTTTAAAACCTCAAACCCAAAATTGAATGTCTGATAATGTATATCTTGGGAATCCCAATCTCAAGAGAGCGAATGTCCAAATCGAGTTTACTCCAAAGCAGATTAAAGAGTACGCTCGATGTATGGAAGACCCTGCATACTTCATCGAAAGCTACATTAAGATAGTAAGTATTGATGAAGGACTTGTACCATTTGACCTCTATCCTTTTCAAAGAGACATGGTGCAAACTTTCCACACCAATCGTTTCTCTATCTGCAAACTTCCTAGACAGTCTGGTAAATCTACAACGATTATATCCTACCTACTTCATTATTGTCTTTTTAATTCTTCAGTAAATGTTGCCATTTTAGCGAATAAGGCTGCAGTTGCAAGGGATCTCTTAGGAAGGCTACAACTCGCATACGAGCACCTACCAAAGTGGTTGCAACAAGGGGTGATGACTTGGAACAAGGGATCTCTTGAACTTGAAAATGGTTCTAAGATTCTTGCAAGTGCAACATCCTCAAGTGCAGTCAG